TTCATCGTCGTTTAGCAGACGCATTTCCCCACCATCTATTTTGATTCGGCTACCTGCATAACGTGCAAACATAACCCAATCTTTCTCCTTGCACCATGGACCTTCAGGATACCTCTCTTTATCCTTATAACATTGAGGACCCATGGCCATAACTAAACCTACTTGTGAAGCAACTTGTTGTCGCTCTAAAGTATTTTCAGCTAATATCACTCCACCTTTAGTTTTTTCTTTCATCTTAAAGGGTAAAACTAAAAGTCTCCAACCTGTTGGTTTTGGTAATTTTGGTTCTTCTTTTGATGGTTTTACACCAACAAGTTTATTGTTTGGTGTTAATATCGATGACTGTTCCTTTTCCATTTTGCTCCTTATCTTCTAGCAGGTTAGAGAGTTCCTGTTTAGTGGCTTCTAAGCCATTTATTTGTCCTATTATATACCTGTAATTTTCCATGCTGTCAACACTTCCTGATGTAACAGTCATAGATAAAGCTTGTAATCGAGTGTTAATAAATTTAAGCAGTCGATTTATGACGTTTTCTAATTGCATTTTTACCTTTCTTAAAAATTGCAGCGACTTGTGATTTACCCATAACTTTGGCACGCTGTTCTCCAACAGTTAGGATTTGGATTTTTCTCGCAAAAGGTTTATTAACACGTTTAACTTTTGCAACAGTTGCTCTTGCATCTGACGGTGTAGCAAATTTTATACTAACTGTATCTCTAGGATTTTCGTCTGTATAAAGTCTTCTGCCAGAGCCTTTAGGTTTTTTTCCTGTTCCTACTTTTGGATCCGCCATGTAAGACTCCTTTCAAAGTTTTTGCTTGAGCAGCATGTGTTTTAGATGCTTTTTGCAAACCTTTCATTACTTTTTTTATTTTTGCTTTCGCTCTTTTCATATTAACATTTCCATCTTCTACGCGCCTGTCTTAGCCTTGAGTTAGGATCTCTTGCAGCTTTAGGAAACTTTTTCATTTGACCTGCACTTCTTGCACAGAATGATTTACGTCTTTTAGCAGCTTTTGATCCTGGTTTGACTTTGCCAGTGACCGCTGTTTTTAGTTTAGAGCCAGGATTCATTTTTCTGTAAGCAGCAACCCCAGCTCGTGTCATGCCTGCTCCAGACTTCGTTGGTCTGAAGTTTTTTTTGTTTCGGGCAGGCATTTTATCTTGTCTTCTCAAACTATACCTCCGAATCCCATTTTTTTTCTTTTTGCAAATGTTGGAACGTTAGTTGGTTTACCACCCACTCCTTGAGCCACCGCTCTTTTTCGTTTGACAGCACTCGCCCTTTGCGAGTCGGTCATTCGTGTGGCTTTTGCAAGTGGGACGCATTTTGGATACTTTCGTTTGGCGTCCGCTTTTTGTTTTGAACGACCACACTTTGCGAAAGAACCATCCTTTCGCTTGCTCCCAATATCTACCCATTTTTGCTTGAACCATTTATCAAGTCCATTCTTTGCCATGGCACTACGAGTTCTTTCCGACAGCTTCTCTATTCATTCCTCTGAGGCAAACGCCGCCACCTTTTCTTAAACCTTGTCTTCTTAATCTTTGAGTAGCTTCCATTAATCCACCACCCTTCATTCCTAATTCTTTTCTAAGGTCTTCTAATCTTTTTTTCTTTTTATTTTCGTTTAATTTAAATTTTTCTAATTGTTGTTTAAATTTTTTAGGTGGTTTTTCAGGTAATTTTTTTATTTTTCCACCTTCTGCAGCAGGTTTACGTCCTTTAAAATCTTTTCTCTTTACACCAGATGGATCTTTAATTTTACCAGCACAAATTTTGCTGGCATATGCGTTTGCGTATGCTGAAGGATATACTCGAAATTTTCGCTTCGCTGCGGCCTTACCTCTTGGACATAGTTTAGTCATTATGCTCCTACAAATTTTTTAATTTTTTTAGATGTTGGTCCAGATAATTCTGGTTTAGAAATATTTAATTTTTTACCAAAAAAGCCTTTGCCAGATACTAAAGGTTTCTTTTCTTTCTCACCTTTTAACAATGTTGAAAATTTTTTACCTTTGTGTGTAAAAGTTTTCTTACCCATTTTTCTAGCAAGTTTAAAAGCTGCACCTTTTTCAGAAAGTTGTTTGCTCTTATCTCCAACACGAGCTCTTTCTCTATCAGACATTCTTTTTTTAGCTGCTTTAACTTCTGCTGCTGTCTTTGTAGAATATTCTAATTTACCTTTTTTAGATTTATCTCTAGTAGATGTAAAAGTTTTCTTTCCAGATTTTTTTGCTTTATCAAATTGTTCACCAAAAGTTGGTGCAATTTTTTTTCTAACTTTACCAATAAGAGATCTAATCTTACCTACTTTACCACCCTCTTGATAACCTTTAGGTGTAACTTGTTTATTATATAATTTATTTGCCATTTACCTTGCCACCTTTTTTCATGTAGCCCATTTTATTTCTTACTTCAGTTGGAAGTTTTGATAAACCTTTTTGAGTTTGAGGATTAACAGGTTTTAATGAACCACCTTTTTTCATCATAGGTCGCTTCATCATCATGCCGCCACCCATTTTTTTAGCTCTAAATTTTTTACCAATTTTTTTTGCTGTTCCAATAGCTTGTTTACCTGCTGTTTTAAAGAACTCTTTTGCTTTTCCTGGAAGAGATTTACCTTTGTAATCTCCTTGAAATTTAGTTCCAATTTTATAATCTTTTTTTCTATCTCTCATTGGTTCTTCTTTTAAATCTCTTAAAGCTTTAGGTCTTTTCCTATTAGGATCTTTTGGTGGTTTTATTTCACCACCTTCTTGCATCATAGGTCGCTTCATCATCATTCCGCCACCCATTTTACCAGTTCTACCACCCATCTTGTATCCTTTAGGTGTTACCTGTTTATTATATAATCTATTCGGCATTATTTTTTTCCTCCATTTCTAAATATTTGTGTTCCTTTTATACCATAAATACTCGCTACAACCAAGATCCAAAGATTTGTGAACCATGACGGGAGCTGCGAGAACATTTCGAAGAACAATTTTACCTTGTCCATCGCAGTTGGGTCGTCCGATACAACTGCGTAGGCGAGCACCAACACGGGCAAACTGAGAATTATCAAAACTGCCTCGTCCTTCCAGTCTGATTGTCGGGCTTCTAGCAATTTACCCTGGTATTGCTCCTCACCACGGGCCATTTTTTCTGCATGCATTAGTTGTGCATCAGACATTGCCATCTTCGTCTTCTGCTTGTTAGCGTAAATCTTACTTCCTGCAGAGACGGCTAGTTTAATTGCCGACAACCACATAAATTAGTACGCCTTAGAGTTTCTTTTCTTTTCTGGTAACATTCTTTTCTGACCGCCAACTGGCATTTCAGGTTTTCCTGTACCAATATAGTTAAAAGCTTGGTCAGCAGTAGTTTTAGATCTTGGATCTACTTCAATACTCTGCTCTGCAACTTTAACTTCTTTGATTTTATCAAGTTTTTGCATTTATGCTCCTTTTTTTACCCCTTTTATAACACCTTTATTCTTAGATGCATAGAATATCTTTTCACCCCTCTTCTTACCATACTGTTTTTTCATAGATTTTATAATTTTTTTGCCTTTTTTGTTTAAGGGCATTAATTATCCTCTATCATAACTTGTGCTTGGTTAATTCCTGATTTTGCAAGGCTAACTCCAGCTCTTAATTTTGATAAATCTTCATTCTGTTCTAGTTTATCTTCAAAATTTTCTCTTGATTGCATCAATCTTGCTCTTGCAAGTTCAACTTGAGCTTCATCGTTTTGTTTTTTACGTTCATTTTCCATAGCACGTAGGTCAACTTCACGTGATTTTAGTTTTAGTAAAGGATCAGAATCAAACTGCGAAGTAATTTTCTTTTCTTCCTTCATATAATCTTCTGTCATTTCAGCAATCAACACTGCTTTTCTAGCTTCAATCACTTGCATTAGCTGTTGAAGTTGTTGTGCAGCTTGTGGATTTGTTGGAGCTTGTTGTTGTAGTGTTTGTATTTGCATCATCTGCTCTCTAAACTCTAATTGCACCTGTTCTTGTGCCATTAAACTAATATGTTCTAGAATATTTTTTTGTATAGCAGCCATAATCACTGGATTATTTCTAACCATATTCGTTGACATAAAATTTAAGTGCGCTGTGATGTGGGCTCTGTGGTCTTGACCAGGAAAAGCTTGAAAAGGTTTACCTGCCATTGCATTAATATGTTCCATACTTGGATCCATAGGTGCTATTGGAGCAGGTGGTGGTAATATTTGATTAATATCTTTTACACCGATTGCTTCATACATTTTTCGATATGCATTATACAAGTTATGTATTTGTGGATTTGATTGTGCTAATTGTAATTCTGTTTGCGCCATTGAGATTCTTTGTGTTTGTGAAAATATATTTGGATCTGCAACAGGAACGATATCTATTCTATCATCAAAATCTATTTGTTTAATGGTTCTTGCTCCACCAACCACGTCATATGGATATTCAGGTGGTAAGTATTGTGCAATGACTGTTCCAAGTAATTTAAATTCTTTTTTCATAGCAGCGTACAATCGTTTATGGATTGCACTCATGACTCTTGAACCACGTTCCAATAATGCAATTGTAGTTCCAACAGCCGCTTGTTGATTACCATCACCCACTTGCATGTCAGCAATAGCAGCAAATCTTTGACCAGCGCCCACGACTATACCCATCAATTGTAATAGTGTTGCTGATGGTTCTTTGTATGGTAATGGAAAGAATGCATCACGTAAGCTACCACCTGGTGCATCCACATCTTTAAACTCACCTGGTTGAATAGGGGACGCTTCATCCCTAACTCTTACACCTCTTTGTTTAAATCCTGCAGGTAGATTAGATAACGTTCCTGCATCTAATAATTGACGGAGAGCAGCCGTTGCAGTTCTGCTCAGTCCGCCAATCATGTGGATTAATCCAAAGCCATAAAATCCTAAACCTGGGAGAAACTTAAAATGAACAAAGTATTGGATTTTATTTTTCTTTAGATCGTCAGGCGCATAGTTACGTCTGATTGATAAAACTTTTCTTGAACCTTCTTCAACTGTTACAATGTATGGAAGTTTAATTCCTGTTGGTTGACTTTCACCATCAATATCTTCAAATCCTTCTAAATCTAAATTAATATGACACTCTAAAACTGTATAGACAGGTTCTTGTTTACCTGATTTTTTAGTTCCAGAAAGTTCTCTTTCTTTTTTAGTTAACTCATCATTATTATCAACACCTGGTGGCCCTAACTCTACATCAGAATAAAAACCATTGACTTGTTG